AGTTATACAAGAACCTTAGACTTCATGGTTTCCTCGAAGATTCCATAATTCTACAGGTTATTCTAATGCAATTCTAACCTAGATTCTACTTATTCTTACCGTTATGATTACACGTTATGATACAACGATATCATGCGCGGATGTACATGCATACCTTTGAGACAACGATCTCACTAGGGGGTGTACATTGCCACGATAGATGGCGAAGGGGAGTACGAGGTTTTCCAAGAACTTAGAACTAATTTCAGGGGAGAATTCTACCTTTTTTATACTACTCTTATAGCATCTCTCTACGTAATATCAACCTTGGTTTTTACTATACTCAGTTGTTTTCAGTGGCCGTGCAAGCACTCTTTGGCAGTGTTTTGTACCATTGCCCAGGGCGCAAAAAATCGTTGTTTTTGACATATTCTTGCATTTTTTTGCAATTCTTAGCAGTTCTTGCATATTCTTACCGATTCCATCTAATTCCTACCTTAAAAATACACTATAAGCTTGCATCTTGCTGATTTCTATGCTATTCTAACAGGGTTGTGGAGGGTGGGAGAGCCTTAACACCAATAACCGAGCGCCACGAAGTTGGCGCGAGGGTCTTTTTGATGTTTTTAGGTAAAAAATCGTTGTTTTTAGTAGTTTTAGCACAAAAAAAGGGTAGCGCCGAAGCACTACCCTTTGTCCCCCCTATTAAGCCGTTGATTAGGCGCTCAGGTGAGTGATGAGCTCCTGAATCGCAGGCTTAGTAGCACCAGAGAAGCCAGTAACGTCAAAACCGACGATGGTCTCCAGATCGTTAAGCAACTCTTTCTTGCTAGGACCCATGTCCTTGCGAGCTGCCTTAGCACGCGGCGCGGCTACATACACGCCCTCACGTACCAGCTTCGAGCGAACCGAACGGACGCTCTTTTCTACTGCCTCAGCAATAGCCTCGAGGCCATCGTTACCGAGTTCAGCGTACATTTCGACCACTTTAGACACCTGGTCGTCGGTGTAGTTAACAGTCTTTGCCATGATAAAACCTCATACTTTCGCAAAGATAGAGCCAAGTTAGAGGCTGGCTGTTCCCTCATTCAATAAATATATTCTACACAACTTTTAAGCGACAGGCAAGTCAAAAGTGAAAGCGTTAGGCGCCAGTCCTGTCTGCATTAGCGCTGTCTCAATTTCTAAAAATAGATTACGATTTTTTAATCGCGAGTGCAAGAAAAAAATTGACACTTGCGCTTGATTTTTTACTTGACAAGCAGGCGCCGCGAATTTGAATAGTCGATCTACTACTAGCGGCGGTGCCAAAGTAGACTCGCATCTGAATCAACTTTTTTTCGTCTCTGCGACGATTTTCTACTTGACATCGTCGAACTACTACTGGTGCCACATAGGTGGCACAGTTAAGAGATGAGATGAAGAATGGACGCTAAGTGAATTTGACATCTTAACAGATTGCAGTAACGTGTTGAAAACATTTCATTTTCATGGTTTAACGCCACCAACGAATGCATTGTTTTAATTGACAATTTGGGCCCCGGGGCGGCGTAAGTGTTTGTAATTGCTGGCGAATTAGCCCTCGTAGTAGGTCATGCCTTCGCCAGCTGGTAACACGCGCATTTCCTCTTGCAGTCGATGTGCTTGAGATTCAGCGGTTTCATAGGGGCAAGCCTTGACATTGCAAGGCATTGCTTTTATGTGAGGGCGATTGCCTGATTCCTCGTAGAGATTGATTCCACAAACAGAGCATTTGCCTGAGAGAGTTCCAAAATTGCGTTTAACCATTTGATTTTACCTCATAATTGTAACGCGAGTTGAAGGGAGACGTTCTGAAAACTGGCTCCCCATATTTATATTCAGCCCAGCTATCAGCACCAAAATTGGCTTGACAAGTTTGCCTAATCCATTTTTGGATGCGTCGATAATTCCAGTTTAAGCCTTGACAGATTTGGACAGCGCGACCCTGATAACCTCGTAACTGATTGAGATCAACGGCAAAAATCTCTGTCCAACCTGATTGAATGCCAAGGTCTTTAGCCATTTTTTGAGTAGGGAAGAAGTCCAGCTTTTTGATGCCCATCAGGATTTGGGAAATCTGTTCCACAAGATAGGTCTTTCGATCATCATTCATGGTCAGATTTGAGCAGTAGGTGACGACCCAACCATGCTTGCCATATTCTCGATTAAACTCAGAAAGTCGAGCATGGGGAAAACCATCATCGTCAAGTCTGTGGTTGCCAGTCCAGCCAGATTTGAAAAGGGTCACGCCATATTCAGGGTTATTCAGGGATATCAGATAGTTAGACATTTCTTTCCTCTCGTTTTGTCTCACAATAAAAATGAGTATATAGAAAAACGCAGAACATTCTCGCCTCTAAACGACCAATAATGTCTCAATAACAACAAAATGCAAATTAAATATGTAACGATTTCAATAGGTTAGCCTGGGCCCCGGGCGCCTGTAAGTGCCTGATTTTACAGGCTTATCGCCCTTGTCGATTATAGAGCTTGCTTCTGCGGCGCTTGTGCTTGTTCATGCTCGACGTTTTAAGCGAACGCTTGCGACCAGCTTGCGAGGTGTGTTTAAACTTAGGCTCATGAATAGCCTTGAAAGCGTTGAATTTTCTAGCCAATAGCTTTTCCCTTCTCTTAGAAAAATGTGGTGAGCCTTTTTAATTCATGCTCAGGAATGGAGTGCTTATTTGCTCTCAGCGTAGCTGATAAGCATTGCCAAGCCTTGCTTGGTGGCTCCAGTGAGAGGCGTGCAATCGAAACCAACGATTGCTTCCAGCGAGTTCAGAAGCTCTTTTTTGGTAGGCTCTGAAGATTTCGCAGAGGGCTTGCCTTTTGGCGAGGCAATATAAACGCCTTCACGAACCAGCTTGGAACGAACAGAGCGAACAGATTTATCCATCGCATCTGCGATCTGATCCAGACCTTCGTTGCCAAGTTCTTCGTACATAGCAACCATTTTCTCAACCATTTCAGAGGTATAGTTGACAACCTTTGCAGTATTTTCAGCCATGATGTAACTCCTTTTATCTAGCTGTTTCTGATTTAATATAGAGATTCTATCAAAAAACTTTCCAAAAGTCAAGTCAGTAATTTGACGCGTCGTATCGCTTGGCGTCAATTTTTCGACCCTTCCTCGAGTATGCCTTCTTCGAACGCACAACCTTGTGGCGAAAAACTCGCAGAGACTGTGCCATTGGATTTGGGCTTTTTGTTTTCTGTTTTCTCATCATGATAAGAATATACATCAGCTAATTTAAAAATTCTCGCCTCTAACCGACCAATGTTAGCGCAGAAACGACAAAATGCAAAAAAAGTGAAAAAAAGTTTTCAATGAATTCAATGACTTAGCCGCGCCCCCGGGGCCGCTTAAGTCTTTGTAATAACTTCGAAATCTGGATCATCTGTTAGCGAGATCCAGCGGCCAGCGTTTGGCGTGTCGAGTGATTCGATAAACGCGAAAGGACCAACACAAGAGCGATGGGTGATTGTGTGGATTTGCTTCCTGATTTCTTTAATGATAAAGCGAGAGCCAAAAGCTGCGACCCTGTTTTTTCCATGTCTCGATTTTCCTTTTATTATCAGCTTCATGCCGATGCCTCATTGATAGGTCTAGGATCAACAACCTTGACCCCAAGAGTGGAAACTGTTTCTCGAACCTCATCATTATCATCGAACATGATCTTACGCAGAGGAGCAAAACGAGTTTTGAAAAGGTCAGAGAGTAGACGCTTTTTGAACTCACCATCTGGAGTCATGTCACCAGCAGGACGAGAAAGAACAAACGACGTTGAAATAGCGTTACGCCTTAGAAACTCACGATCAGCATCAGTCAACGTGCGAGCTGTGCAGATCACAACATGATGATGCTTGCGTTTTGCTTTTCTGAAAAGTGAAGCCAGAGGAAGCAAGGTATCCTTGGCGATGTTCTCAGGTGTAGCCATCTCAAACCATTTGTCGAGGATGAGCTTGCCATTCTCATCGCGTGGTGTGCGATGTTCAGAGTCAATGATGGTATTATCTAGATCGAAGATGAAAACTCGTTTTTTCATTTGGTTATTCCCTTATTGTTTATCTTGATTTGATTATATAGAAAAATATGAAATGTTCTCGCCTAAATGCGACCAATAATGTTCTAATCGTAACAAAATGCAAAAAAAAATAAAAAAGTTATTCAATAAAATCAATGAGTTAGCTCGGGCCCCGGGGCCGTGTAAGTGCTTGATATTATTAAACAATCAAGCCCTTGACCAGTAGATAGATAGCTCCACCCCAGATGATGGTGTCAGTGGCAACACTGTAAGCAAGATAAAGACCAACTAAAATTTTCTTCATGTCAGTCCTCCCCAAAGTGGGCGTCCCACTCCTCTGGAGTGATGCCAGTAAGAATGAACTCCCTGTCATCAGCAGAGATATTAGGAAACGCATCTTGGATCAAGATACCTCCTGCCTCGAAGCGTTCGAGAGCGTGACGCTCGACGTCAATCTCTCTTGACACAGTTTTGCCTGTGATAGGCGATTGCTTGAATATAATCATACCCATTCCTCCATTTTAAGAACATAGTAGGTGACTGGATCATGCACCTCGATCTCTTCATATAGTATGCATTCAGGACAGCGATTGCCGAACTCCTCGCACTCTTCACATCCCTGTTCAGGAATACGCTTGAGCCTGCCTAGAATTTCTTCAGGCGTAGGATAAAAATTGGTGAACATTTCGCTCAGGACTCTGCCATCCTCAGCGATGAAATCTGAATGAAAACCAGAAGGCTTATTAATGATATTGACGAACATAGGTTATCTCCTCATAATGATTATATAGTTATACATGATAAAATCTAATAAGTCAACTAAAAAAAGACACCAACTACACTTTTTATGACTAGTGTTGCAATTATATCACACGCAAAAGAAAAGTCAATAAATACAATAACTTAGCGGCCGCACCCGGTGCCGCCTAAGCGGTTGTTTTTGTTAATATTCTGCCTCCCTCTTGGGAACAACCACATAGGCATCACCATTCGCTTCGATGACCTCATCCTCATAGGGGCCAACGAGACGCCTATAAAGTTCTTGCTTGCAACATTCAAGCGCACCCATCATCTCGTTAAGATGACCATAGCGACAACCTTTCTCAAAAATAAAGTTGTCAATAAAGCAGGTGATCACAAAGTTGAGATCACCAGCATTTTGAGGCGACCAATGCGTGCCATCATTGCGAATCTCAGCGAGAATATCAGCACGACGATCCTGTGGAATATAAGGCATTAGACAAGCTCCTTTGCTTTACGAGTTTCGAGTTCTTGACGAGCACGCTGAATAGCTCTCAGCATCTTAAGTGCACGCTTGAGATCAGCGCCAGAGGTGAACCCACCAAAGCGAATACGCTTCTCAATTTTCTTTTCAGTCTTAGTCAATTTCAATTCCTCCAATCCTAGGGTGAAAGCCGCTACACGATTCATCAAGCAACCTCCAGTTCCATTTCAAGTTGATGACCAACACGCTTCATGCGTTCTGTTTCCAGTGCGATCATTGCACCTTCAGTGAGATCATCTGTATTCAACCAAGTCCAATTCTTATAGTGCGTAAAAGCAACGTCACTGATATTGTTTGGCTTGATAGTCTTGCAAGAGCCAACAGCATAGACTGGTTTATCGAAACCAAATGCCATGCCAATCTCAACCAACGCGCCGCGTTGTTCTTCGCTGGCATCCTCGCAGTATAGCAGGACAAAGTCGCTATCACGAACATCCTCATAGCAGAGTTTCCAAAGCTGATCCTTTTGGTTCAAGACAAAGTCGCTGTCATTATCTAGATCAATCCAACGAGCCTTGACAGGAAAGCCTTTGCCACGCAGAGCCTGAAACTTGCTATTGTGCCAAACTTTTCCAGCAGTATAAAATGTCAACATTATTTCTCCTCCTTCAGAGATTCTTCGAGTTTCCTAGCTTCCAGCCTTGCAAGGTGCTTGGCTGGGTTTTTAACGATGTTACCAAAGCGATCTTTGAACACTGTGGTAACCTTACGATATGGGCCATCAAAAGGTGGCGTATCGTGAATATTATCTGCAACAATCTTTAACATCTCTTTCCTCACTTTCTAATAAGAGTATACAGGAAAAAATCAATTCTTCTCGTCTGAATACGACCAATAGTGTCCTGATCACAACAAAATGCGAAAAAAAATAAAAAAAAATATCTAATAAAATCAATGACTTAGCGGGGCTCCCGGGGCCGCGTAAGTGTTTGTATTTACGGCATTAAACCAACAAACGCAAAACCTCCAACAACAACATTGACGAACAACAGCGCACGATCTCCACGCTCCAGCGCATGAAAGATCCAGCAACCTGCCGCACCTAAACCTAAGAACAACGCAACATGAATCGGCGCGCCAAGAGATAGCAGAGCCATTTGACCAATAACCAAGAGAGAACCAACAATTCCGAACATTATTTTTTAGCCCCTTTAACAGTAGTGAGGACAAGCTTGCCGCGTTGCTTGTGAACATGATCTAGATAAACACGCTGACGCAGAGCCGCAACAGATTTACGCGAACGAATAATGTGAACCTTTGCCATTAGATATAGTCTCCATAACCATCGTCATAGACTTCCCCAAAGTCTTCCCATTCTTGCTCCCAAGATGGCTGACCATCGTTGTCAAGATCGCTGGCGAACCAGTCATCTTTGCGCGTTTCAATTTCTGTCTTGATAGCAGACAGCAATTCAGCCTTGAAGCCAGAGACAGCCACAGGCTCAAGCGCGATCTGCCACGCCTCAAGCTGTGCGTCAGTGAAGTAAGGAACGTCCTGAATATCGAAGTTGATCTGCATTTTTTTAGTCCTCTCTTTAGTTTCTATATAAGGTTATACAGGAAAAAATTGGCTTTGTATGTTCTAATAACGACACATTGTGTTCAATTTCTAAATTTTTTTTCGTAGAAAAACCAATGATTACAATAACTTGCCTGGCCCCCGGTGCCTCTTACCAAACCAACATGATAGGAAGCGCCGCAACAAGTAGAATTCCAACAGTACCGACAACAATTTCGATTGCGAGTTTCATTATCTTTCCCCTTAGTGGCTGGCTTCAAACCAGCCTTTGACTGTTTCAGGATTGGCTCGGAATTGAACCGCGCCGCTACGCATCTCAACGATCACATTACCGCTTGCAATCGCTTCGATAAACCGCTCGGCCACAATGCGCTTGCCAACAAACATTTGATTGAACACAACCGACTGGCCGCGCTTGGTGGCGTTTACCATTGCCAGATTAGGCATCTTTGTTTCGATACGCTCGAGTAGATCAGCAACCGACCAACCAGCAACCGCGCGACCGTCAACCGTGACCTCGACCGCGCTATCTGTCACGCGCAGGCTTTGGCCTTTGGAATTGACGCGACCAACGCGCACCTGTCCTGAACCGTAGGTTTTAGAAAATTCGCTAGGCTTCACGCCATGCGAGAACGCGAAACAGAACAGCGTCATCGGGCCGCGCCCATAATGAACTTTAGCCTCGGTATCAATTTCAGCAAAATCCGCGCCAGCAAAATTGCCCACAATGCCGCCAGCCATCAGCTCTTCAAACAGCTCGCCAACCGCGCCCGCGCTCTTGCGCGTCACAACGTGCGACGTGCCAGCGATAGCGGCAAAGCGGGAATCCAGATCAGCAAAAGTCGTAATCATCGTTCAATCTCCAGTAGCTATAAATAGAATATAATGGCTCCGACCCAATAATTCAAGGCCTCCAAAGCATTTTTTTCATTTTTTTATTCAATGTTTTCAATGGTTTGTCATTTTTATTTGTTAATGTTTTCAATAACTTAGCAGAGTAATAATCTTTCTCGCCCCCGGTAGGGTAGGGTAATAATGTTGCGTAGGTAGGGCGGTTATTAGACTTTTGTTTCAACCCGTATCACGCGCCCTCCCTCACGCACTTTACACAGGAATTTTTGAATTTTAGTTAAAAGAGTTGGACATAGGCTAAAGCCTATAGTATAGTAGTCATAGGATGAACAAACAAGAACTATTAGAAATCTTAGTTAAAGAGCTACGCCTCATAGATGGAGGTAGAAGTTCTTTAGATGCTAAATACGGCATGTCACAATTTGGGCACTCTGGTTATCAGTTTACCCATAATGTGCATGAGAACGTGCATCCAAGATTTATCTTCTTAGAAGAGATTAATGATTTTCCAGTAATCTGCTTACACACTTTAGATGAAACTAGAGTTCATATTGGGGCAGGTGTCAAGTATGGAAACATTACTATAAATCTTAGAGGCTATGTATATGACGAAGAAGATGACGATGCAAATGCATCTACAGAAGCTTTAGTCGAAGATATTGAACACGTTATTAATTATTTGCCGACTCGGCATCCTTGTTTTGTAGAATTAAGAATTATTGATATTAGCACTGATGAAGGTATAATGTCACCTTATGGAGTTTGTGAAATAAATCTCTTAGCAACCTATCTTGTAGAGGAGCATTGATGGAATCTCTTAGAGAGAAGGCTAGAATTTTTTGGATGGTAAAAGGCTACTTGCCCGAGCCTCGAATAGTCGAGGCAGCCTATAATGGATATTTTAGACGGCTTTGGGGAAATCATGAAAACTTTTATAAAGATGAAGGTTTCGAAGAAGCATATAACGAATGGAAGTATAAGGAAGAGAAAGATGTTTAGTCAAAGATGTAGGGCTCACTTAAAAGCTGTGAACGAGAGTGGATTACAGCACGCTAAGCACGCATTGAT